CCCTGCATAGACAACAGGTATAAAATTGCTCTTGGGTCCAAGACTCATTAATAATCTTTTTCGTCAGCCATTTTAAACAATGAATCTTCAATATGCTCAGAACCTGATTTTGTAGGTACATTTTGATCATACTGAAAAGGTTGACCTTTTCTTCTAGTATGTTGAGAAAAATCAATATTAGTATGTTCCCTGTTAGGTTGTTTACCTTCAGGTGAATCACTAAACTGACCTTGTTTAACTTTAGCTTTTGGATCAAATGTTGATTGCATTATAATCTCCTATATTTTTATTTTTTTAATCTTTAATATATTTTTAGTAGGTATGGTTGTATGACCACCACCTTGTTTTATTTCATTGTTTGATTCAAAATTAAAATCAGACATTAAAATTGTAACCTTATCGTCTTGTTTCATAAGCCAACCAACTGTACAAC